ATCCTTCATACTAGATCCACCATTAGGTCGCAGCTCGTTTAACCAACCTTTAACTAAAAAACGTAATCCTATTAGCACGCCTGATAGCACGGCCATAACGCCAGCGCCAAAGCCAGCCCATTCTGTTGGACTCATTTTTCATTAGCACCGACACCATAAGCTGTATCGGATTTATCTAGAGCCCTAGCTGCTGGGCCAGCAAGTGCTGCAACTACTACAGACAGTGCTGGATCTAAACCTAATTCATTACTTGCTAAAAATGTTAAGAAAGATACTAATACGCCACGTGCGTAAGATTTTAGTATTGCTTTTTGCTTCTTGGTTATTTTCATATCTTGCCCCCTAGTAGTGGTATATCGAACGGCTTAGAATCTTTATCGCCTGCTTTAGTAAATGAACAATGTATGTGTGATTTGTGTGGGTTGATACCTTTGTACTTGCGCCATTTCCAGTTTAATATTTTCGAGCATATCCGCCCGTTATAGATGACGTATGATATGCGTGGATCCGATTTGGCTGCGATTCTGATCTGGTCAGCCAGATAAGGTGCGAGGCTGTCGGATGACTGTAACCTAGCATTAATATCAATTGCTCTGACGACCCCAGATTTGTCTGGATTATGATCCGATTTTCTGGAGGAATGACGACTATCGCCCAGCCACCCTTCTGGACTTGCAGTGCTGCGATCTGGAAACCAGGTATCAATTTGATCTCTTAACTGGACACCAGCTGCACAAAGCCAAGGCTTCATTAACTTAACTATAAACCTAGAGCTTTAAGATCTTCGCTAGTTAAACCAAGTGCGGCTAATTTAGCTTGAGCTTGGGCTTTTGCCTCTGCCTCTACCTCTGCCTCTGCTTGATGTGCTTCGGCCTTTTTTTGACTATCTAATCTTGATTTAGTTTCAGCCGCAGTTTCATCTCTTTCAATAATTGTTTCTTCGCCTGTAATTGCATCATAGATTTTTTCTAATATTTTCATATTATGCTCCGTATACGTATAAAGTTCCAGCATCAAAATTGCCAGAAAATGAAATTAAAGAAACTGAACTTATTGCAGAAGAACCTGTATAAATACAATTTGTTATTGGAGCAACAAATATACCACTTCCACCAGCTTGAGCAACGTAAGTTAATATCGTTCCCAATTTTGCGCCAGTTCCAGCAGTTCCTGTGAAAGTCATATTTGAAGTTATAGTACTTGCTGCGTTTGCGTTCATTTGACCTACATCGAATGCAGTGTTTCCATTTATTGGTACAACGAATCCTCTAATAGAATCTGTATCTCTCATATAAGTTCCTGCTTGACCATATTTTGATGTAGAATCAGTATTAAAGCGCAAACTAATTGTTGATGAAGTATTTACAGTCGAAGCAGCATCAACGCATATCGCTAAAAAGTTTTTACCTGATATACCTGAAACTGTTATGGTATCAGCACCTGTTAATGCTGTACCACCTGTGTTAATTAAATCGTAACTAAAATTACCGCCACCTGGAGCAGCCCAAGTTGGCACACCACCAGCAACTGTAAGAATATTTCCAGTGCTGCCAATTCCAAGGCGAGCAGGTGTAGAACCACTTGAAGAATAAACCATATCTCCTGTAGTGGTCATTGGGTTAGTCATGCCTGTAGTATCTAAATTAGCCCAAGCACTTCCAGTGTAATAAGTTGTAACGTTTGTATCTTTAAGATAAGCAAAGTTACCTTCTTGTGGTGATGTAACGGCTGCATCTCTAGCTGTGGCGCTGGCAAATACCCACACACCTTGCATCAAATAGCCATCTACATCAGCTGCGGTTAATACCTCACCTGTAGTGAAATCCTTAAAACCTAATCCTGCTGCCATCTCTACTCCTTAGTAACTTAGGACATTATAGTCTAAAGTGCCATAAATGCTATTATTTAGGATAAAAGCGTCTATAACTGGCTCTAATGTCGTGAACGTGGTTTTCCAACTATTCGGGGTTATGTTCATCCTTACCCCAAAAATTTGTAAAGTCTTTTCTAAAAGAGATCCGCCAGGCTGGGTGGTCTTAACTGTAATTGGATCAAAAAAGTCTAAACCTAAAGCTGCCACTATGCCTGAATTATAATTATCGGTGTATAGATCTAAAACTATGGCATCACATCTAATAGAGGTTTCTTGTCTACTAGCCACATAAGCTTGGGCATAATCTAAGGCTACTGCATCTGATTGCATAAGTAGATTATCTAAGAAATAACTATGTAAAAAGTATTTATCTATTGATGCTTGATTTAAGGCAACTTGTGGAGATCCGCCTACCCTAGTGATTGTAGCTTTATTAAATATTAAAACGTCATTAAGTGTCCAAGTAGCATCAAAGTAATCTATACCAGATCCATCATCTGCAAACACTGTGGGTGTGCCAGCAATAGATCCAGCGGTTACGCCTCGATCTTGAAATACAAAATTATTATTTGCACTAACATATATAGCACCATATTCGGATTCTGTTGCAATTTGTAAAGCCTGTAATGCTGTGCGGTTAGTACCTGGATCTGCCTGTAATGTAGTAAGGCCTGGATCAATATCTCGCTGTGATAATGGCCAGTTAATTTCATCTAATATCTCATTAATACGAGTACCTGATAGATCACCAGCAGTGGCTCCAGTCACTGTGCTTATCTGTGCTAATTGGGCTAATCTAAAAGCATCTACAGCCTGTATCGTAGTCATGGCCAAATCTGCTTCTGATTCATCTGGATAAGTAGTAACATAACTTGTAATAAATCCAGCAAATATAGGATAGGTAACAGCACCATAAGTAGCAGTAATCTGCACTTTTTTCATAGGCGTTAATAAATTGTAATATGGCCCTGACACATTCTGTGGATTAAAATCACCATTTTGATCTACTATGCGTAATGTCAGAGATCCTGTTTGAAATTGATCACTAAGAGCGGTACGACCTCGATTAGTTTGAATACTGTTTATTTGATTAGATACATCTACAATTATAGATGCTGAATCCGCTAAAACGTTAGTACCTAATACACCTGTATCTAAAATCATGGCTTGGGCAATAATTGGACCAGTACTAAAATTAATTACAGCATTGATTACTGGTACTGTCATTATGGCAACTGTCCAGCGCCAGAAGTGCTATAACCATTTCTAGTCGCTTGTTGAATACTCTCAGCAATTGCTTGGCTCATCTTGTCGCCAGAAGCATCTATTCTTAAAGTAATTGCATCAGCCTGAGCTTGATACCTTGCAGACATGTGGGCTAATGAGATGGCCTCTTGTGCAGGTAATCCGTATTGAGTATTTAATTCTGGCGCAAGTTGTCTAATTAAAATGTCGTATGGATCTGTAGATAATGGCGCTGCCCCACTTGGGCCTCTACCAGCTGCAAAGGCATCAGCTTGGGCTTGGTATCTAGCGGACATACCTGCTAAGGCCATAGATTCTTGTAGTGATAAACCTAGCGCTCTAAATTGTCCGATTAAACCACTTATCATTTTATCGTATTTATCAGCGCTAGCCTCTAACGCTTCTCCTAATTTCTTTGCTGCATCTGCCGCTTTCATTTCTTCTAATATCTTTTTGGCTAATGCTTCGTTATTATCTAAAATGGCTAACTGTGCTCTAATGCGTAATTTGGTTTCTTCATCTGTGGCTTCATTAAGCGCTTTTTGGAATCCAATACGCTCTACATCAAACTTAGCAGATAGTTCATCTATAGCACTCTTAGCCTTTAATGTGGCTACTTCTTGCTTTTTTAATTTTAATAAATCCTGAGATGCTTTAATTTCTTGTCTTCTTTGTGCAGCCAGTACACGGCCAGCCGTTCTTTCTTGACCGCCACGATCTATTGAATTTTTGCCAGTGGATCTTAAAGCTTCCGCAGCACGTAAGGCTGGGCCTATGTATGGTAGGTTTCTTAAAATTGAACCATCTACGCCAGGTATATTACCTATTGCCTTTAGTTTGCCAATTACTCTACCTAGACCCACGATTACTTCGCTTGTGGCTATAGCAAAGTCTTCCATGTTATTGCTTAGACCTTCAATACTTTTATCATCACCTAGTTCTGTTAATGCATCTAATAAACCTTTGCCTATAATTTCTTCTGCATTGGCTACAGATGCAGCAAATAAACTCATCTTGCCAGCATAAGTGTCTAATCTAGCTAGCGCTTGACCTGAAAACTTTTTATTAAGTTCGGCCATAATATCGTCCATATTGCCAGCCTTTAATAAGGTTTTATCTAGGCCAGCACCTAATCTGCTAAGGCCTGTAGTATTCCCCGCATACGCCCGAGATAACGCTGTTGTTACCTGGCTTAAAGATTTGCCTGTAGCGGCTGATACATCCATAGCCGTATTTAATGCATTTTGGCTAGTGGTAATAGATCCTGTAACAGTTAATAATTGTTGAAAGGCTGGGCGTAATTCATCATCTAGTACGCCTGTAGTTTTCTGTAGGTTAGCGATATAAAGTTCTACGGCTGGTGAACTAAATGCAAAGCCTGTATTTTTTAATTGAATCTCTAAAGATTTGGCGGCTGCTTCATCGGCTGCAAATGCTTTTACTGCTTCTTTGCCAAATCTAGTTATTGCTCTAACTGAAAATGCTGCAGCCAGTGTGCCGCCTAATTTTTTGACTTGCTTGTCAAATACGTTTACATCTTGCTTAGCCTTTTTAAGAGCCTTACCATTCCAGGTTGCCGAGGCTGCTACAAATATATTGGCCACTATGCCACCTTCTTAACTTCAGTTTTGCGTGTAAATTCCACAGCTGTCTTATCTACGGCTTTTAATATAGCTTCATAGACTTTATTGTTATCTTGTGCCCAAGCCTTGTAGATTAAGCGGCCTTGCATCTTTCGACCTGTTGCCCCACGTGCGCCAGGTACTCGTTTAGGCTTTGTTACTGGCTCTAGGGCACCTATAAATTGCTGGCTAGCAAATGGATTATTTGAATCATAAAAATCTAATGCTTGGCTCTTGGCAGACTTTCTAACATAAGTACCACTACCTTCATGCTTAAATGTAAATGGCGCTCTACCCTGTGGGTTTAATCGGCCTGCGGTTTCATAAATAGATCCAGCCCTACTTACGTTATAAACGTATTGGCTTACTTGCCAACCATTTTTAGTAGCTACATTTTTACCTGGGTTATATCCAATACCAGATTTAACTACGCTGCCATCATATTTTGGAAATGGTCGTTCAATAGTAGAAGATAATGGTTTAGACCACCCAGATAATACTTGACTATTAGATGGTACAAAACCTTTAGCCTTTTCAGCTACTGCTCGCATTAATGGATCAATAGCCCTACTAATTTTTAACCTTAAATCTTCATTAATAAAACTGAGCCCATTAAGAACGTCTTTAACGCCTACGACTTCTGCTGGCATTCTTAACCCTTTCGGCTCTATCGGTTATCACTTGAATAATAGCCCGATACATTTCCGAGTCCATGTTAATAAACTCGCTAGGCGGTATCCCAGTTTCTACGGCTAATGCTGCTATGCCATAAACTATAGAATCCCGCTTTACTATTTTTTTTCTTCGTCTAATACCTCGACAGTTTCTAAGCTGTCTATAAATTCAACTCCAAATACAGGTACTTGTGCGCCAGACTTGCGCAAGCACTCCCAAGCTAACCAAAAAATATGGGTTTGCTGTTCATGCTCACGCAAAATCTTGCTAATACCTGAGCCCCATTTCAACTCAAAGCTATATTCAATTCCTGGTGTTATCTTGTGTTCTGTGACTTCACCATTAGCCCTAGTAATTTTAAGCTTTGCCATTGTTACTCCTTAATTAGAACGCCACTGATGGCGATACTGTGATTACGGAGTTTACAGTAAATGTAATGCTAGATGTAGCAATTTCGGCTACTCCAGCTGACCCAATTGGTGTTAAGTTATTTACTAGAACTGAGAACTGATAAGTAGGGTTAGCAGCTGACACTGTAGTTCCCTTAACTGTAATTACTGATACTGCTAGAGTCTTGCCAAATGCCTCATTAAGGGTCTGGCTTACCTCAGATGTTGCCCAGTCGTTCATGAAGTCGATGGTAAATGTGCCTGATTGCAATCCAGCCACATAGCGGTGAGAAAGATCTCCCATGCTGGTGATTTCTAGCTCGTCTACGATTTGATTGATAACAGCGCTAGATACTAGGTCGCTAATATCAATAGATGGTGTAGTAGGCGCAGCGTTGGTCGCTAGCTTAATGCCTACGTTATTGTTTAAGTATATTGCCACTGTTATTCCTCTT